CATACCAAATCTCGTCATTGCTTGCGCTTGCAATACCGCTGGGGTTGTGGTCTGCACGTTTAATATAAAATCTTGCCTTAAACTGGCTGCCCACTCTGGTACGCAATTGCAGCTCTAAAAGATAATTAGGTAGCTCATTGTCTCCACTAGGGAGATACTCCCAAAAGCAAGACATCTTGCCTGAGCCTGACATCAACGTACTAATGCGGCTACGAAACTCATCTGACAGAGTTGTTGTATCAACTGTTTCGCGCTCAGTGTTTAGCTCATAGCCGTTGCATTGCACAAGCAAGCGTCGATCAGAGTTTGCCACTTTGACCCTGACTGGGATCGCATTTCCTGGAGTAGCAAGGGCAATTGCATTAGCTGAACCGCCGTTGACTGCATTAGAGAATGTTTCATACAGCCGGATGCCATCCAGTTCGTCTACATAAATGAATCGTTTAATGCTGGTGGCCGTGTAGCCATTAATAAAATCAAGTGCTGAGCCGTCGGTGCTCGTAATTTCAACTTGATCACCACTCAATAACTGACCATGCTCAAAGTCAAAGCTAAACCGCTTTGCCGTTGCATTAACGTCCGAAACGTTGATCGTAGATAGCAGCTCGCTACCGTCAAACTCACGTTGCAGCTCTACATCACCAAACGTGCCTAAATAAACGCTCATGAGATCGATGCAGTAGAAAGCGCACCCGTTCCAGTAAACGAAATGTCAGCACGGGTGATCTCGCCTGTTGATGCTCCAATCGTTGCGCTTGTAATGTAAGCAGTTAGCTTGATGTCGTTTTCATCCGTTCCATCCACCCAACGCAAGGTCAGTTCAACAGTGTCGCTGCTTGATACGCCTCCAGTACCTGTCCTAATCAACTTGTTTAATAGGTTTGCAGTGTTAATGCTCCCAGAGTCATCCTTGTAATAAAGCAAAGATGCGTTTCCTGAATAACCCAAAACGCCAGGGCTATAACTACGCAAGCTATCGCCAAGTGTTGTTGTTTCGAGCGTTTCTAAATCTGCCTGCAGGCTGAAATTAACGACCTTGGCGAGGGTCGCTCCAGACAGCTGTAAAACGCCATCTCTACCGGTGTAAACCTTTGCCATTACGCCACCGCTCGCAATGCCACTGTAACGCTGCTAACACCCGGACGCACAGCTTGGACCTGCGGTTCAGCGTCATAACGCCACTTCGTGCCCGGTGGTGCGTCAAGCGTTGATATCGTTCCAGACCAGCCCTCAAAGACCGCTGATGGCAACGTAAATGTTCGGAATGTGCCGAGCTGGCTGCTGTAATCAGTCAGGAATGATTCTGCTGATGCGTCTGGGACATTGGCATAAGACAAGTTCAGCGTGGCATTGACGCGCCGCGATCCATACAAGATGCGGACTTCTGCGCCTGACTGCGAATTAAACGTCTTGCTAGGAAAGTTCCCTGCAGTGAAGTCACGGCCAGTTGGCGTCAGCGTTGGGAAAGCCATCACTCAAGAACCGTAAAGTTGCTCGGCGTCAAAACGTCCTTAGCCACGATGCTAACCCCAGAGGCATCAGTGGGCACTTCAACTGCGCTGATGGACACCAAACCAGCGTCATCCAAGGTCAGCTCTTCAATCTGATAAACGCTGTAGTCCGTATCGCCGCCCAGCAGGGTAAACAAAGTGCCATTGAATTTTGAGTCCGTAACAGCGTTGCCTGAAATCGTTAGTGGCGTTTCAATCACCGACTGCGTAGTTGGGTCGTAGACCAATGCGTCATATGTTCCATCCTTTACTGTCGTGACGCTTACCAGCGTTCCAGCATCTGTAATCGCACCGTTTGCAGCGGAGTTGTAGGTGCTGGCTTCTGTGATCACCCGGATGTAAGAGCCAGGCTGCACGCTTAAAGCGTCAGGGATAGTTTTAAAGCTGACAGTTTTTGTGACACGACGGCGAGTGCTCATCAAGAAACGTGCCGTCCGCAAAGCTTGGTCACGGTTGGTGCAAAACTCGCTCAGGTCAAATGCCTGCTCTGTTGTCGCCTTTTGGCTGGCAGACAGATCAGCCCACTCCAGCAACGCTGATGCCTGATATGGCAAGTCGTTTTGCACGGTTACGCGCCAGCTGACAAGGCCACGGATATTTGACCGCTGTGAAACGTCGATGTATTGCAGCTGCAGTGAATCCTCAATGATGTTGCCAGCAGTGAAAATCTGCTGCACGCTTATAGGATCAAGGCTGATCTCATGGTTTGAATTGAACGGCAATGCCGGTTGCATTCCGAACCGACCGTTTTTGATCGTAAAATTACAGAGCTGCAGAGAAGCGTTGTCATACAAAAAGCTGCGGAAACTTTCGCTATCTTCAAGCACACCGTCATAGAAAATTCTATTTGCTCGCAAGAAACGAGCAGTTGTCCTCAACGCATCCTCGTCGATAAGTTCTGCTGGAACGACATTGCCAACGCCTTGCGTTTTGTTAGTTAGCAAGTAAAAAACAAGGTCAGCGAATAGGTTGCTTGGCTTATTGTCGTTTTCAATCAAGCGCCTGACAGGGATGCCAGTCTCTGAATAAATCCTCAGCTGGTTGAGTGCTGCGATCTCCCCGCTCGACTTAACCGTGAAGCCAATCGTTGACATGGCGTCATAGTTGGCAGTTTCGTCATTTGATATGTATTCATTAACGTAAACAATTTCATGCTCTGGACCGGACTCATTTGATTTCGTAAGTTCGGTGTAATGGCTGCAATCTGAGACCTGAGAATTTAGCTCAAACGCACGTTCGCCTTTCTTAAGCTCACCAGGAATGACGGTAGTTATTGAAGCAACTCGCAAATTAAACGTGACGTTGGAATAACGCGGGCCTAAAGTAGCTGCATAATTAACAAAATGATTATTAACGGCTTTAGTGACATCGAAGGACTCTCCAACAGAAAAATTGCCCGAAGACTCTGCAACTGTAAAAGAAACGTTTTCCCATAAATAGGGGTCACCACTATTCGCAGCTTTATATTTTGGACCGATTGTTTCTCCCATCCTGCCTTCGTTCGATGTCGCTTGAATCCGAACTTTGATGCTGCGCCCGCCTGAAAGCGCGATTAGTTCCTCTGCAGACACTGTTGACCCTTTATTGTTACGAGCAGCGCCAAGATATTGCGTATAAAAAGAATGTTTAAATAGGTAAGGGTTGTTGCTATTGGGTGAAGAGCTGTTCACGCTCAATGAGGTGGGTTTGTTTGTTGTAGTTAATTTTGTCGCTACAGCTGGATCGGCGAACAACTCGCCATTTACCCTAATGTCGTTGATGAGAACTTCTTTACCCTGAGTTGTGATCCTAAAATCTCCATAAGGCGTTGCGTAATCAATGCCAACCGCTGTTCCGGTGTATGGAGTGCCCTCTGTTGAATCGAGCACTGTCACAGTATTCGTGGCAATGCTGTTGATGGCGATATCTGAACCTGTACGAGGGATCAACCGATATTCATAAAACCCCTTTGTCCTTGGGCGAATCCGTAGATAATTATTTTGATTGATCGGTGCGCTACCTTGCACACAAAAAACCTTAGGTATGCGAACAAAAGTGTTTTGAGTCTGGCCGTATTCCCGAACAGGACGAACCCAAATCGAAAAGCAAGATGAACGCTTGAAGTATTTATCCATACGTGGTGTGGACAAATTGATGTCGTCCTCATCCAGCTGAAACAGCTTGGTAGGCGAGGGGATAGCGTTGAAGTTGCATAGCCCTGAAGCACGATTCCAAACTTGACTTCTAATGCCAAGTTCAATTACCTCAGCGTCCCTACGCACTGGGCGGATTGTTGCAACACTGAGGCGGCAGACGTTATAAAACGCCGCCCCACAATGCTTGTTTGGGTTGAAAGTGTCACCCTCGTATCCACCAAGAGGTTCTTCAACAGCTCTCCTGCCTGGGATACCAATCTCAGCGACCCCTAAAACAGCGACACACTTAAAAGTGATAAAGATTTGGTCTCCAGTATTGGTTCTTTCTTCGACAATCCAAGAGCTTGATCCAATAATCCATCTCGTTCCAACAACCAGCAAATCAGACGCCCGTTCGCGCCAGCCTTTGGCTGTATTAACAAGATCTTTTAAGCTTACTTCTGTGTCCGCAAAATCACTTTTTTCAAAGTCTTCCCATGCTTTGTCCCTATTGTCAATTTCAAAAACTGCTGTATCTCCATCGTTGATAGATACAACCGTCCTGGTTTCATGCTTAGTGCTGTTATGTTGCACAAATCCCATGTGCCGGGAATAAGCCCTGCCAACGCCAGGTTGCCCCGCTTCCTCGTTTGAGATGTGCAAGACATCAGCCAAGCTGCCAGCAATCTTGCGGCGTTTTGCTTGTACTTCGCGGCGAGCCTCTACATTGTCAGGCCCCTTCGTAGATACAAAAGGTGCGCTTATTACTTCCCAGTTGAAGCGGTATGCGCTGCCATTGTGGATCGGTGTGCTGGTTCCAAATGTCGTATCCCCGCTTGGGGTATAGGCCATTGAAAAGCCGTTGCTAAATTGGCCGTCATCTGTTGGAGCGGTAAAGATTGTTCTACCAACCGTGCCAGTGGCACCAGGGCCTTCAGTGCCATGCAGCAACTTGGCAGGTCGATTGCTGCCTTGCTCTGATGACCAGTACAACGCAAAGTCTTTGTTACCCAAAGAGTTGAGTGCCGCCGTTCCAATCAAAATTCCAGCAAGGTCTGGCTCGTCTACCCCAAATTCACCCGCGACATAAACGCCTTCAAATGCTTGATATGCGCCATACGCATAAAGCCGACTCCACACCAATGCAGGCGCAAGGATTAGACCGCCAGTTAAGACTCCATCTAACCCAGTCCCACGCTTGCCAAATGGAATCGGAATTGGCTGATTAAGCTCAGCGAGGCTTGAGATATTGTCAAAGTTAGTCGCTTGATTGAAGCGTGTTGGGCCAATTTGATCCGCAAGTTTTCGCCCCCTAACTCCACGCTTATTTTGCAGAGGCTCTACAGTAGGAGCCTTTGGTGCAAGTAATACGCTGACTGCTGTCGCTGCAAGACCAATTGCAAGATTGATAAAAATTGCAGCTACAGGTGTAATTGGTCCTGCAACAATTTCAGGTATATGGTCATACTCAGCTGGCCGCACTCGTTGACGCGACATTGCATGACGAATTAATTCGCGATATTCATCCTCACTGCAGCCAATCGCTTGTATTAATGACTTTTCGTACGGTAAGAGCGGCGGATTGTAAGGTACTCCGCCGGTTTCCAGTCCACTGCGGAGATTGAGCTGTTGATGTAAAGGACGCCACTCTGCCATAT